GTCCATCCTGTGGGTCCAGTTACACTAGGTCCAGTCCATCCTGTAGGTCCAGTCCATCCAGTTGGACCAGTAGGTCCGCCTGCTGGACCAGTTGGACCAGCAGCACCTGTTGTTGCAGTTACTTGCCAAGTTGTTCCGTCGTAAATTAATTCTATAGTTATTCCACTTATCGAAACTGTTAAATCTTCAGAAAGTCCTTCAATTGTACTTCCATTTCTAGTAACAATAAGATTATTTGTTTGCCAATTTCCTCCGTCGGTGATTTGAACATATGTCCCAGATGATGGACTCGATGGAAGTGTTATATTAAAACTTCCGCCACTAGTATTTGCAACTATACGATCTCCGTCTATAGCAGTATAATTTGATGTTTTTAATGTCCAATGCTGTAATGCTCCGCTTGGTCCAGTCCAACCTGTAGGACCGGTCCATCCAGTAGGTCCAGTTGGTCCACCAGAAGGTCCAGAAGGTCCAGTTGGTCCTGTAGGTCCATTACTAGAACCACTAATAACACCACTACCATTTATAGTGATTGTAGAACCATCTACCTTAACACCACCTAATGTACTTGTTGATGCTATTGGTAATGAATATTTTACAGCACTAATAATACCACTGCTGGCTGTAATAGTTAGTCCATCTACTTTAACACCACCTAATATAGTTGTAGTAGCAGAAGGTAAAGAATATTGTGTTGCACTTATAGTACCACTACTAATTGTAATTGTAGAACCATCTACCTTAACACCACCTAATGTACTTGTTGACGCTGTGGGTATGGAACTACTAATAACACCGTTGTTAATTGTAATTGTAGAACCATCTACCTTAACACCACCTAATTGTGATGTACTTGCTGTAGGTAATGAATATCCTCCAACACCTGCACCCGTATAATAAAGTTGACCATTATTATTAAATGCTAATGTTGATCCATCTATTTTAACAACACCTAATTGTGTTGTACTTGCTGTGGGTAAAGAATATGTAGCACTTATAATACCACTACCATTTATAGTAATTGTAGAACCATCTACTTTAACACCACCTAATTGTGATGTACTTGCTGTAGGTAATGAATAGGCACTAGAACTACTGATAACACCGTTATTAATTGTAATTGTAGAACCATCTACTTTAACACCACCCAATTGTGATGTACTTGCTGTGGGTAATGAATAGGCACTAGAACTACTGATAACACCGTTATTAATTGTAATTGTAGAACCATCTACTTTAACACCACCCAATTGTGATGTACTTGCTGTGGGTAATGAATAAGAACTACTAATAACACCACTACCATTTATAGTAATTGTAGAACCATCTACTTTAACACCACCTAATGTACTTGTTGATGCTGTGGGTATAGAACTACTAATAACACCGTTGTTAATTGTAATTGTAGAACCATCTACCTTAACACCACCTAATTGTGATGTACTTGCTGGCAACAAAATATAATCGATTATATATAATAAATCATTCCAATGATTTAATCCATCGCCTACTTTAATTTTATGGGTGTCAATTTCTATTCCTGGTTCACCTAATGCAAGAATTGGATTATTAGTAACCCAACTTGTTGATGTATCTCTTCTCAGACGAATAGTTGTTGACATTTCAATATTTATCCTTAATTAATTAAAGATAGATATTACCTTTTAATTAGTTTTATCCATTCACTAAAATTGCCAACCCATCTTTTTTCTCCAGAGTGTCCACAATTTATACTTGGATCTATGTAAATTTTACCACCCAATTTTGTCCATTTATTACAAAAAATAATATCCTCAGACCAAAGTTCTCCGTCAACAACCTTAACATCAAATACCATTCTAGACGGTGTTTCCTTATGTATTTCTTTATATTCTTCGCTTATTTCCCAAATTTTTTGAAGTGCATCTTTACGAATACGCATCATCCCAGTACCTATTCCGTCAACTTCAACAAGTCCGTTATCTAAAACCTTATATTCTCCCAATAATTTTACATTATATTGAGGAATGTCATCTTTTTTAGGTACTGGAGCAGCAACTATTTCTACATCATAATTTAATAATTTAAAGAAATCATTTGGATCCCAATCTTGATCACAATCAATAAAAACTAAATCATCAACATTAGTTTCAACTGCTAATTTAAAAATATCATTTCTTGCTCTTTGAACTAGAGAATCAAATGACATATAAATTGCCACTACATTAATATCTTTTGTTAAGCCAATTTTACAAGTTTCACTTAAAGCAGAAGCATGCCATACATTAACTTTGCCGTCGTGGGAAGGAGCAGCAATCATAACAGTTCTCATCTTTATTTCCTTTAAACTAATAGGATATTTAGATGTTTCCCATGTTCTTAATAATATTTTTTAGACGCTCAACTTCGGTAGAAAGTTCTTGAACTGCTTTAACTAGAATTGGATAAGATCTCATATAATTCGCCTCTAACCTATCTAGATTTTCTTTGTATACTAATTGAGTATAATCTTGTGAATCAAAATCTTGTTCTAGTTGATCTAAATCTTGAGCAATAAAACCAAGGTCCTTTACGCCAACTTTAGATCCATCACGAGAATTCCATTCAAATTGAACTGGTCTTAATTTATTAATAAAATCTAAACCATAAGTGATGTTTGTAATATTTGTTTTATCTCTCATATCAGATAGAGATGTAATAGTAGTTACTTGACAACGAAGTGTTGCTATGCTAGAATTACCTAGTGTTATTTCGTTAGTTGCTGTAGCGGAACTTGCTTGTGAATTATAACCTATAACAGTATTATTAGTTCCAGTTGTTATATTACTTCCTGCACTATATCCAACAGCAGTATTTTGATCACCTGTAGTATTAGCATAAAGTGATTGATAACCGAAAGCAGAATTATACTGTGTGCCATTAGCGGCAGTTAATGCTTGATAACCAACAGCAACATTATTTTGACCAGTTTGATTTGTGAAAAGGGAATGCCAACCGATTGCAGTATTTTGAGCACCTGTAGTATTTGAATAAAGTGCTCCTATACCATCAGCATGATTAGCATAACCATAAGTATTTGAATAAAGTGCTTGGTATCCAATCGAATGATTATTATATCCAGTAGTATTTGAATACAGTGATCCTTGACCAACAGCTGTATTACCATAACCGGTAGTATTAGTATAAAGTGCTTGATATCCAAATGCTTCATTATTACTGCCGGTAGTATTATTATAAAGTGCTGCATAACCATCTGCATGATTAAAATTACCAGTAGTATTTGAAAATAGTGCATAATAACCAATCGCGATATTATTGTAACCAGTAGTATTTGAAAATAGTGATTGGTAACCTACCGCAGTATTGTTTGCTCCAGTAGTGTTATTATAGAGTGCTTGATAACCAAATGCATTATTATAATCACCAGTAACAACTGAATATAATGCTTGATAACCAACTGCGGCATTATATTGTGTTCCGTTAGCAGTATATAATGACTGATATCCAACAGCAACATTGCTAGAACCATTTGTATTAGTATAAAGTGATTGATAACCTATTGCTGTATTATTTGATCCTGATAAATTAAAAAATAGAGATTGAGATCCAAAAGAAGAATTTCCAGAACCTATAGTATTACGATATAATGATTGGTAACCAACCGAAGTACTATTACTACCAGTTGTTAAAGCAGATAATGCTCCAGATCCTACTATTACATTTTGAGTTGCTTTATCTGGACTAAAACCCGATATAACACCACTACCATTTATAGTAATTGTAGTACCATCTATTATAACACCACCTAATTGTGTTGTCGATGATGTAGCAAGACCGATAGTACCACTTGAATTGGTGATACCACTTGTAGCAACTGCTGGAATAATAACACCACCTAATAGTGAAGTTGTACTAGCAGGTAGTGTTGCACTTATAACACCACTACCATTTATAGTAATTGTAGTACCATCAATCTTAACACCACCTAATTGTGTTGTTGATGATGTAGCAAGACCGATAGTACCACTCGAATTAGTAATTCCACTTGTAGCAACTGCTGGAATGATAACACCACCTAATAGTGAAGTTGTACTAGCAGGTAATGTATATGTATAAGGAGAACTTATAACACCACTACCATTTATAGTAATTGTAGTACCATCAATCTTAACACCACCTAATTGTGTTGTTGATGATGTAGCAAGACCAATAGTACCACTTGAATTGGTGATACCACTTGTAGCAACTGCTGGCACAATTACACCACCTAATTGTGTTGTTGATGATGTAGCAAGACCAATAGTACCACTTGAATTGGTGATACCACTTGTAGCAACTGCTGGAATAATAACACCACCTAATTGTGTTGTTGATGATGTAGCAAGACCGATAGTACCACTCGAATTAGTAATTCCACTTGTAGCAACTGCTGGAATAATAACACCACCTAATACTGAAGTTGTAGCAGCAGGTAATGTATATGTAGCACTTATAACACCACTACCATTTATAGTAATTGTAGTACCATCTATCTTAACACCGCCTAGTATTAATGTTGATGCTGTAGGTAATGTATACGTAGCACTTATAACACCACTACCATTTATAGTAATTGTAGTACCATCTACCTTGACACCACCTAATTGTGTTGTTGATGATGTAGCAAGACCGATAGTACCACTCGAATTAGTAATTCCACTTGTAGCAACTGCTGGCACAATTACACCACCCAATTGTGTTGTGCTTGCATTTGGTAATGAATATGCAACTGCACTACTGATAACTCCATTATTAATTGTGATAGTTGTTCCGTCAATCTTAACACCACCCAATTGTGTTGTGCTTGCTGTAGCAAGACCGATAGTACCACTTGAATTAGTGATACCACTTGTAACAACAGTTGGAATAATAACACCACCTAATACTGATGTTGTTGCTGATGGTAAAACATATCCAAGATTATATGATAAACTATTCCAAGCAGTAGAACCGTCACCTATTTTAATTTTATGTGTATCAGTTTCGATACCAAGTTCACCTATCGCAAGAACTGGATTGTAGGATGTCCAATTTGCTGCTGTATCTCTTCTTAATTGTATAGTTGTTGACATTTAGAAAAATTCCTATCCTATAATGAAGGTGTAACCTTGACCGCCTGTTACTTGTTGCATCAATTCTGCTTCAAGTTTTTCCATCATTTCTTTTGCTTCAGTTTTCATTGCTGTACCGTTTAGGCTCGAGCCACCTTGTGGTCCGGCAATTTGAGCAAATTTTTCACGTGCCTCTCCGATCATTAATTTACAATTGGCAAGTGTATAATCACGTATCCACTGTTTGGCATAGATATCTTCGAGGATAATAAAATCTGGACGATAGTTATATGTCCAAAGTAGAATTTGTTCTTCAGCCATTGGGCGCTGTAAAATCATTAGAGTTTGTGTAGATTGGTTATATCTATAGTTGATAAAACTACCAAATATTCTACCTACCATCTCTTGATATTGAGCAAAGATTTCGTAAGTAGCAATACCACCCATATTTGAACTCGATAGTAAGTAAGTGTTAGTATAAGCCATATTAAACGGCTCAAATAGTGTACCACCGTCACCCATACCTGTTCTTGAACCTATTGATCTACGGAACAATTCTCTAACAGTTATTACTTCTTTGGGTAATTTGTAACTATTGACATTTGGTTGAAGTGTGAGGAACATATAACTTTCCTCAACTGAACTATCACCCCTTTGTCTGTATTTGTCAAAAGCACGTTGTAATGCTATATCATAATGTTTGGGATCTAATTCTACATCAATCATGCCTCCGCCCAACATGGCGTCAACATATTCAAAGATTTGCGTTTTAGCGTCGTCTAATTGGCTCATACAGTATTTATAGATTTTTGTCTTTATAAAAATCTAGGTTTTTCTTCAATCTTTCTTCATTTGGAAATAATTTTACTGCTTCTTCACCATATCGAAGTGCTTCTTTATAATGTCCTGTATAATACGCACCTAGTGCTGCTAGATCATATGGTTCCCAACCCCACGAAGCACTATCGTAGATATAACTCATAGATCTTTCTGTTATATCTATGGCCTTTGACGCAGCCCAATAACAAGTACGCCAGTCACTTAAAGCATAAGCAGCACGAGCAACTTCTACCCAAGGCTCTCTAGTATTATTACATTCTAAAAGGCCTTTCATTGCTGCGTCTACACTTGTTTGAAGGTTACCCATACTTCTATAGCATTTAGACATAAATCGTAAACTAGCACATCGTTCTTCATTCCATCTAGCAGTTGGTAATGCTAAATGTCTTTCAAATTCTGTAATTGCTTCAATCCAACGATTGTTGTACATAAGTTCTCTAGCATAATAATGACACATGCGATCATTTTCAGGTGCTTCTTCAACAGCCATTTTAAGTAAATGTAGATACTGTCCTCTGCTCTTTGTAGGATCTGCTCTATGATGTAAAATAACCTCAGGAACAACTTCTTTTATTTCAGGTCCTTTACCTTCCCAATAAAGTGTTTCGTGACAGGGATGTCGCCAAATATATCCGTTTCTATGGTGGAATTTATCTGTAAAGAATCTTATGTCAGGAGTAACTCCATCTTCTTTCCAATTCCAAATATAATCATAGGTAATTCTAGTTAACTTACCTTCGCTCTTTTGCCAAGCCTCATTCACTGCTTCTCGCCAACCTGGTTGTAAGTATTCGTCTAAATCAATACTTAAACATAAGTCGAAGTCTTTTGGTACTAGACTTAACGCTGTATTTCTTGGAACATCAAATCTCCAAGGTTTTTGTTTTATATTATAGACAGTTGCTCCATATCTTTCTAATAAAGGAACGGTCTGATCTATTGATCCTGTATCACAAACTATTACAAGATCAGCATCTTTGCTTGCGTTCATAAAACGTTCAACATGTTTTTCTTCGTTAAGAGCAATGGTATAGATACAAACCTTAGGAGGATTGATCATTTAATTTTTCCTTATAGAATTTTAAGTTATGTATTAATCTAGTATCATCTGGCATTAATTTTAATGCCTCTTCGCCATACTCAACTGCTTGTTTAGTGAAACCAATATGATAAGCAGAAAGAGCAGCATAGTCATAAGGTAATGCTCCCCACGCTTTAGGATCTTGCGTAAATCCATCTCTCTTTATTTCTACTGATAAACATTTCTTAGCAGCAATATAACATTGTTCCCAATCTTCTCTATTATGCCAATAATCTGCATAATTAAACCAAGATTCTCTTTCGTTGCTATCAGTTACACTAATTTGAAACCATTTTTCTGCTGAGGTATAATCTTCCATTGCGACATAATTTTTAGCAATGATTTTAGCAATATATGATTTAACAACAGGTCCATCGTCGCATTTTTCATAACTAATTAAGCGTGTTTTAACACATTCTTTCATGTTTCCTGTTGATTCATATTCACCAGCAAGGAAGGCATATGTACGCCAATTCTGATCATCTTCACTAATTTTCTTTAGTAATAAATTAAGATAACTTCTATTCTTTGTAACGTCTTGTTTTTCATCTAAGTAGAATTCATCGAGCCAAATTGCTTTTTCAGGTACAGACCATTTGAGTGTTTCATGTACAGCACCAGTCCACCAACAATTATGTCTAGCATGTATTTTGCTATGCCACTGCCAAGGATTATCGTTATTTCTATAACGATGATTTGCTATAGTTGTATCCTCAGTCCAATTATCTTCTATTTGTTTTCTCCAGCCTTCTAATAAAGCCTCATCTAAGTCTTGCCATATACAAACATCAATGTCTTCTGGAACTAGATTTAATGATGTATTTCTAGCAACATCAAATCGCCAAGGGTTTACTGTTATATCATAAACAGTAACACCTTTAGATTTTAATAATTCTACAGTATTGTCTGTTGAACCTGTATCGCAGACTATTCTTAAATCTGCGTCTTGATTGGAAGCAGCCCACCGTTCAACATGTTGTGATTCGTTTTTACAAATAGTATAGATAGCTATTTTAAGTTTTAACATCATGTATATATTGTATGTAAAAAGATCAATTATATTTTTATGTTAAAATCTAATCTTGCTAGTAATTTGATTAATCAAATGACCAAGGATCTAATATCCAAACACTATCTATCGCATTCCAAGTTGCTGTTGCAATAGACTTTGCATTATTGCTTATTTTGATAAAAGGATACCAAGGCCACACACCAGTTGAGTATCCAGTATTAGAGTCTGGGTGGTATGGTTTATGTAGATATACACGAATATTTTGTATATCAGTTATGCCAGTATTAGCATTCTGACCTTGTGGAAAAAACTGAATTTGCTGTCCATCATACAGTCCGGCAGATAGTGAATAACTTGCACTGATATTGTGTCTGCCTGCTAGAAATACTTTAGTACTAGTTACATCGATAACTGTGGCACCAACATCTGTATTATCAACTGTACTAGTATAACGATTTATACTAGTATTTTCTCTTAATAATGTATAAACATCAGTAAAATTCTGATTTACTAAATCAAATGCGTGACGAACTGTGTCACCGTCCTTTGTATTGGGTCCTGTACCTATGTTTATAAGTTGTTGCGCCATGTTTTTCACCTAAATAGACTTCTTATCGTATTTATCGCTACCGATAAATACTAACATGCCACGTTTAAGTCTTTATAAACCCGAAAAAGGTAATGATTTTAAGTTCATAGATCAACAAATCTATGAGATGTTTCAAGTAGGCGGTACAGATGTTTTTATACATAAGTATCTAGGTCCTGTTGATCCTAGTGATCCCAATAAAGCCTTAGATCCTACTACAATCCAAGATGTACTTCTATTAGAAAATAGAGATAGAAAATATGATACAACAGTGTATCCTATACGCGGTGTTTATAATGTACAAGATATTGATTTTAATCTAAGTCAATTTGGATTATTTTTACAAAATGATACAATATTCTTAACAATTCACATTAATAACAGTGTCGACACCTTAGGCCGTAAGATTATCTCAGGTGATGTTATTGAATTACCTCATCTTATAGATCCATATGCATTGGGAAATTTAGCATTTGCTCTTAAGAGATTTTATGTTGTAGAAGATATTAATAGAGCAGCAGAAGGTTTCTCTATGACATGGTGGCCACACCTTTATAGATTAAAATGTAAACCTTTAACAGATAGTCCAGAATTTAAAGATATTCTTAATATTCCAGTTAATGCAGACATGTTTGCTGGAGACTTTGATGCAACTAAACATTATTGTCCCGGAGTTATTGTGAGATATAACGGTCAATTATATGAAGTGATTGCAGAATCTGATTCTAGTCTAAATGTTCCACCTGATACTAATTTCTTTCGTTTATTAAATCCAAACGAAGTTACAGGAAGTGGACTTAGTGATTATCTTACTATTCTAGCAATCAATAATAGTGTTGTAGCACAAGCAGAAGCAGATGCTCCTAAAAGCGGATTTGAAACTCAACAATTTTGGACATTATCAGTTGATAGAGATTCTGGACAAGTTGATTTATTAACGGTTGATCAAACAAATATTGCAATTGATGATTCTGATACAACAGATGAAACCATGGTATCGCCCGACAAGGATGGTTATCAGGGATACTTAGTAGGAGACGGTATACCTCCTAATGGTGCTCCATATGGGTTCGGAATACAATTTCCAGCAGGTGCAGCATTAGGTGATTATTTCTTACGTACAGATTATTATCCAAATCGCTTATTTCGTTTTGATGGAAAACATTGGATAGCATTTGAAGATAACGTACGTATGACTATGACAAATAATGATCAAAGACAAACACAAAGAACTTCATTTATTAATAATACACAATTAAGTGGTGTTGGTTTACTTAATATAGATGTATTCACAGTTGCAGATCCAATGGTATTCCGACCAACTGATCCTACGTTAAGTCTCAATCTTATAACCAATACAATTGTTACAAAAGATACATATAATACTATGTATGGTGTTGAAATGTTCCAAAATGAGAATAGAAACCCAGTTACTAGTACATTTAATGAAGGTGGAAAGCTTGCTTTTACTTTTCAATATTCTTTAGCAGTTGGCGACCGAATACAATGGTCATTATATGAACAAACTGTACAACAAAGACAGGCAGTATCAAAAGCACTTAGACCGAGGGCTGATTTCTAATGCATATTTATAAATTTACTCATATAGAATCAGGAAAGTGTTATATAGGACAAACAATACAAGATCCTAATCAGCGTCGTCTTGAGCACATTAATCATTCTAAACGTTCTTCTAGAGAATATCATTTTCATAATGCTTTAAGGAAATATGGATTAGATTCTTTTTTATTTGAAGTTATAGATACAGCAAACTCGTTAGAAGAATTAAATTTGTTAGAAGAATTTTATGTAGAGAAATTTGATTCTATCAATAATGGTTATAACATTAGACAACCTGGAAATAATAAAATACATTCTGAAGAAAGCAAACAACGTATGAGAGAAGCACAAAAGGCTGCTCATGCCAGACGCCGAGAAGAGAATAATGGTGTAGAAAAACATTCTAGTCCAAGAAGTCATAAAGGTAAAACAGGTTTATGGATAAGTAACAAACGGGGTAAAGAAAGTACGAAATGGAAAAATAAAGGGTCTATGAGTTGGAAGTTAATAAACGGTAAACGTGTTTGGTTTATAAAGGAGAACGACAATTCAATGGTTCTATGACGGCCAAGTACGCCGATATCTTTCTCAAATAATTAGAATGTTAAGTGACTTTAAAATTAAAACGGCTGACGGTGTTGAAAAAGTTGTTCCTGTAATTTATGGAGATATGACTAGACAAGTTGGAAGCATTTTAAAAGATGGATCTGAAAACAAGTTGCTCTCAACTCCTCGTATTGCTGTTTATATGACAGATCTAGTATTTGATAGAGATCGTCTAAGTGATTCAAGTTTTGTTAGTAAATTTAATGTTAGAGAAAGACAAATAAACTCACAAACAGGAAAATATGATACAGAACAAGGAATAAATTATACAATTGAAAGATTAATGCCTACTCCTTATAAATTAACAATTAAGGCAGATATCTGGGCATCAAATACTGATCAAAAATTACAAATATTAGAACAAATTTTAGTATTCTTTAATCCTAGTTTTGAAATACAAACTACAGACAACTATGTTGATTGGACTAGTCTTACAACAGTTGAATTAACTGATTTAGTTTTAACAAGTAAAACTGTACCAGTCGGTGTCGATAGTGAGATAGATATTGCAACTATGGAATTTGAAACACCTATATGGATAACTCCTCCAGCAAAGGTTAAAAGATTGGGAGTTATACAAACTATTGTTGCTAATATTTTTACAGAACCAGCAGGCGAAATTGATCCTTATTTTTTACTTGGACAACCAGATTCAACTCAATATATTACACCAGGTTTTTTTGGATTGCTAGTTATTAACAATACAGCAAGATTATTAAATCCAGGAGAGAGTATTAGTAATGAAGAAATACCTCAAAAATATGGAACAAATGTAAATTGGTACAAATTACTCGACGAATATGGAAAATTTCGTGCAGGTACAAGTAGAATGTTTCTTAAAAAAGCAGATGGTACAGAAATTGTAGGTGCAATGAGTATTCATCCTACAGACGAATCCCTTGCTATAATTAATTGGGATCCAGATACATATCCTACAAATACAATTATACAAAACAGAGGAACAGTTGATGCTATTATAGATCCTCTAACTTATGCTCCTCCAACTAATATTGCTCCCGGTATTAGATATCTATTATTAGAATCAATAGGATCAACTATAAATTCTGATGGAGCAGATGCTTGGAAAAATAGAGATAATAGTGATTTCATTAGTGATGCTAATAATATTATCGAATGGGATGGATCAAAATGGAATATAGTATTCAATGCTGCATCTACTACAGACATTACCTATATAACTAATTTAAGAACTAGTATACAGTATAAATGGGACGGAGAAGCATGGACCAAGAGTTTCGAGGGAGAATACAGAAACGGACTATGGCGTCTGATGTTGTGACAAAAAAAATTCGTGGTAGTGGTGCTTTATTTCTCAGTCAAAATACTAAAAGATTTCTTTTATTACAAAAATCATCAGGAAAAAAAGAAGGAATTTGGGGATTAGTTGGTGGAAAAACAGAAAATGATGAATCTGTTTGGCAAGGCCTATGTAGGGAAATTAATGAAGAAATTGGATTCATGCCAGAAATAATTAAATCAATTCCTTTAGAAACATTTGTTAGCGACGATACACATTTTAATTTTCAAACCTATGTTTGTATAGTAAAAGAAGAATTTATTCCAATATTAAGTAGCGAACATAAAGGATGGGCATGGTCAGAATTAGATTCGTGGCCAAAGCCCGTACATCAAGGAATAAGAAATACACTACATAATAAAGTTATTAGAGCAAAAATTGATACAATTTTTGAATTTTTATCTCTATTATCTTAGGCTTGTGCTTCACCCCAACGAATAACTAAGTTAGCAGTAGCGGTTGCTGATGTAATATAAACATTAACAACAAGTATATCTGGACCGTTTGGAAACGCACCTCTACCACCAATTGGTGTATTAGTTAATTCTTTTAACTGAGATAAATCTAATGAGTCCTTGTTACTTGGTGAAGATATAAACGAGAAAACAGTTTCACCAGGAACAGCAAAGTTGTTTGCTTGGAATATTAAAGTGTTACCGCTAGTAACTGTACTTAATATATTCTGATTGAGTGTTAATACACCTGTACCTGTATTAATATTGGTAATATATGTATTTGACGAGATTGCACCACTTGAAGTTGAATTATATAGATAGATAAGTGTTGTTGGATTAGATGTCTGAAATGCTTGTAAAGTTGCTGCATTTGCTGAACTTATAGTAACTGTATTACCAGTACTTGTTGTTACAGCAGCAGCGTAACTAGTATTTAAACTGTTGTTCCAAACAAAACTAGTTCCTGTTGCAACCTGAGTAAAACTTGGTTGTCCACCTGGAGTACTGAGAACATTAGTGGAAGGAGCAAGAGAATACCAAGTTGCAGAACTGTAATTCTGAGGATTAATAACACCTTCAATAATAAATGCAGAGTTAGTACCAGCAGTACCGGCAGTAATTTCAATTGTTTGAAGTAACAACTGGGCTCTGTTAATTAATTCTCTATCTCCTAAATCTCCAACCTGTCCGTTTGATACACTAGGTGCTAATCGAATGCCAAATGCTGCCGCTCTAATAGGATTTGCTGTAACATTAGTCTGTTGGTAATTAAATATGTATCCACGATCACTATCAAAACCACCGTCTGTCATAAATGCAGATCCCCAGTGACTTATTTGAGGTGTAGCAGTTATACTTACTAAGGTAACTCCTACACCTGCTGCATGAGAACTAGCCGTACTGGCAGTATAGTTTCTTGTTTGACCACCAGAAAAATTACTTAAAGTTGCTGCTCGACCTAATCCGCTTATTACGCCAGTAGATGTATTAATAGAAGTATAAGAAATTAATTCATAATCGATATACAAAGTACCACTTGGTGGAAATCTATAAGCATCTGATGACTGAATTGTTAATGTTGTATCAGTAGACCCTATAGCATTAACTAGAGTACTTCTTCCACCTTCATTAATAACTTCATATCGAACAGGTTGGTTACCTGATCTCATATATGCTTCATTATTAACGTTACTTTGTTTCATTCTATGAACTAAAATAAATCTAGATTCTGGACCTCTTAAGAAGAATTCAATAAATCCAGCGCCATACCATGACCATTGCATTCCAATCATCTGCATTTTATATGGTGTTAGATTATAACCACTTGGATTAAACGGACCTGCACTACCATCGCAACGATCAACGTTCCATTGTGATTGAGGAACTATAATATCTCTAACTCCTGCTGCAATAACTCCAGTATAAGAATTTATACCACGATAGTCTGGAGTTATATATAACTGTGTTTGAGATGCAATATTTGTAACAATATGTGTCATTCCTTTGATTACTATACGATCACCCACTTTTAATTGATCTTGGAATCTAGTACTAGATCCTACAATACTATTTGAATCTGGGTTTACAGCAATAGTTCCTGCAATTTGATATGTTGCTGCTCTTCTTCCAACATACATTGATATTCCATCAAACATCCAAAACATACCATTTTGATCATCAAATGTTCCTGCACGAACTGTTGATCCATGCCATCCTGTAGTATTAACTAAACAAGGATTTTGCAATATTGGAGAAACTGATCCTAAAACTTGATACGCGGTAACAGTAAATGTTCTTTCATCAACTATGCTTTGAACAGTATATTGTCCATTGTATCCGCTAGTTACTATTTGTGATAGACTTACCGAAGCACCTACTTGTAAACCGTGATCTAAGTTATCAGTGACTACAGTTATTGTACTGCCGATCGCTGTGCCTGAAGCTGTAACGGATCTAATGTCATAATTAGGTGCAAATAAAGCACCAGTATTATACATAATTCCTTTACCTGATTGATAACGGATATATTTTTTACTTTGACGTATAGCATGTGCGCCATGAGCAGGTCCACCTGTTCCTAAAGCAACACCTCCGTCTAGAGGTCTATGAATGTAATAACAATCGGGTCTTGCATATAAAGCCGAAACTATAATTGTTCCTGTAATTGTTCCTATGCCTCTAGCACTAAATGATAGTGTAGTTGGACTGTTTATTTGTTCTATCCAAAATCCGCCTTGTGCCAATGTGTGGTTATTTGTTCCGTTATCTGAACTCACAGTAACGAGTATAGTATCTCCTGGAATAAATCCATGAGGATTTGCTAAACTTAATGTAATTAATGCTGCACCATTTAATCCTGTACCATTTACATATGTTGCAGTCGGTCCTGCACTACCGACACTTGCTCCTGTATAAAATGCTTCTCTTCTTAATTGAACGATACCACTATAAAGAGTATCACCATTGTTATTTCCAACTTTAGATTTAGAATAATATGTAAAAGTTGTACTTGAAGGAACTGTATAAACTAGGAAAGAACCTTCTGCGCGGTTGAATCCAGGAACAGTATTTAAAAGACCTTTAATATTAATTGGAGTCAATGCTGAATAACCGTGTGCAGTTGAAGTTGTAACTGTAATTAATGATGAACCAAGACCACTAAAAGGAACAGAAGCATCAGTTGTTACGTTTGTTACTGTTAAATCTGATCCAGGAATTTCATAAGTTGATGGATATCCTCTTAATTGGCTAACTGTTAGCCATTTAGTTGGTTGTAGACCGTATTCAAAGTCAGCATCGAGCATTGATTGTGGACTTGCAACACGCATACGTTCGATAGCATCTGTACCAAATGGCCAAGGGCGAATTGTTTGTGATTCTTGATCGACAAAAATTTGTAAATTTTCTGTACTAGAATATGAAGAAGTATTAAAATTAGTAAAAGTTAAAGTAGTATATCCATCACTGTCTTGTGTTATATAAGGAAAGTTTGTGTTAGTTCCAGCAGTAAATGTAACTGTTGCACCAGTTGTAGAATCAGCAAAATTATAAAGTATTTGATTTCTTACAGTATTAGTAACTAATAGAAATTGACTCAAATCCCATCTTCCAGGAATTTGTATATTTCCTACTCCTGCTGCTCCTGGTGTAAAAACATATGTTCTTATTAGTCGTTTTGCCATTATTAATTCCTTTTAAGACAGTGCAATCGATACTGCTATTGATTTTGCATCAACATACTTTTTATTAACAAGATGTGTTGCAGATGTTGGTAAAGTTGCTTGAATTCCTATTCCATTAATTGTTAAATTATTTGCTATATTTAGTGAATCACCGATACCCACCCCTCCAGAAATTACTAATGCACCAGTGGTATTGT